ACCCGGAGGATTTTATTTATGAATATAGTAATGCTTCTGATCATTGGGATGGTTTAAAAACAGGATGTTCACAAGTTCGTTTTGATGACTTCTTGTCCAGATCAGATAATGCATCAAATCCCTCAAGAGAAATTTATGATTTTTTAAATCTTGTCGGAATAGCAAATTTTAGACCATCGATGGCTGAGCTTAGTAATAAAGGTATGAGGTGTGCACCAAATTCTGTTATTGTTACTACAAATCATCATCCTGATGCATGGCCTCAGCTTGTTAAATCCATTACAAACTCCGATGCCTTAAATCGTAGAGTATCGTTGGTTGTTACTGTTGCTTCAACTACTAATGATTGTGAGAGACCGTCCAGTGAAACTCAAGCGTTTGTTGTTAGTAGAAATGGAAAGGTTATTCCACCAAGAAAATTGATATCTGAGGACAAATATGCAAAACTGAATTGTAAGAATAAAGGATCTAGAGAGATTTGGATGGATATGCCGGAGATGTTAGTAACTATTGGAAAAAATTATAAACAATGGAGAACAGCTGTTCCTGAACCCGAAATAGATTTTTATCAATTAATTAGTAAAGCAGAACAGTATGATTGGTATATTGACAAAGATTCAGGGAAGGAAAAAGAGAAAGAGAAAGAGGAAGTTATTAAATTGGAAGGATTTGATGATGATGATTTTAAAGATGATGATTATTATGAAATTGGTACTACTGTTCAAATAAATGATACAATTCCTGAGTCACCGGATAGTTGGTATGAATCGATTAAAATGTTTGGAGTGAGAGGATTTATTAAACCAAAAGTGGATTATTTTAAACCAGACGACTTTATTAAGGATGATGAACCAAAAGATTATAAAATTCAAAGAGAAGCTCGTGAAAGAATTAGGAATTGTGCATGGGACGGAGAAGCTTATAATGGAGTTTATTTTTATCCCGCCGGACAATCGCGGTATATAACACATACCAATTTTGATTATATTAAGTTTGAAAATTATGTCAAAAGTAAAACTAGTGAACACTTAATTGGAGTATCCAGCGTAGTTTTCTTGATGTTGTCTTATGCTACGTATAAGATATACAAATCAAAATATCCGGATGAAGAAGTAACTGATTCAGATAGTACTAGGTTAATAACGATTTTTGGTGAACAGTACGAGGCTAAAAGAGTTGTATGCGGGGATAAAGATTATGCTAAAATTTTTGTTCCAACAAAAGTATCGGCTCAATTAAATCTTGATGCTATTAGATTTAAGCAAGCTGGAATTATTAAAGAAGCCGACCTTTATTTAAATGCCCAACAGAGTGTTTCAGTACAGAAAAATATTTGTCAAATAATGCACAATGATAAACTTATGTGTTATGGATTATTCGTAGATGGTTCAACGTTGATGGTTCCTCATCATGTTTATAACAAGTATCATGAAAAGCTGTTTGTGAATACAAATTCTTATAAAAATATTGCAATTAGTAAAGAGGATGTTAGTTCAGTTGATTATTCCGATTATGACGTTAGTGTTATCAAAATGAAGATTAGGGTTTCGAATGTTAAAGATATTAGAAATAGATTTGTTAATAATATTAGTGATGTTAAAAATGGAGGAGTGATTACGAGATTACACATGGATGGATCAAAGGATTCAGCTACATGTACTGTTGAGAAGACTAGAATGGTAACAGGTTATGTATTTCAAGATATCGTATCTTGTAATCTTAAAGGAGAAAACGGATTTTGTGGATTACCTTATTTTTATCAGAATGAAATTATTGGATTGCATTTTGCTGGAAAACTTTTCAACTTTGGTTCGTTTGCAAAGTTGATGGATAGAAGATTTGTTGATTCGATTCAAAAAGATGATATCTCCAGTGCCCAAAATACTACATTTAATGCTTTAGTTGCTGAAGATAAAAATGTTGAAGTTCTTGTTAGAAATGGAGTTACACCAGTTGGAACATGTGTTAAAACAGTTAAGATTAGTAGAGATTCAAAATTGGAACCAACAAAATATCATGCACCAATTAGTCAAAATTGGGATTACAGTTGTGAATTGGCTCAGCTGGCCCCTTATGTTGTAAATAATAAAGTTTTTAGACCCGAGGAGATTAGATTGAAGAAACTGGCTGCTAAAAATAAGGAAGCTTTTAAACATGTCGATTACTCTAGTAAAGCATATCAACTGTCAATTGATGAATTGTCTACACATGTTTATGACTGTTCTGAGAAAATGAGTTTTGATGAGGTGACAAAAAGTACAAGTGATTTGAATCCAGTTGATAGAAGCAAAGCTGTTGGTTATACATTGAGAGGATTGTTTCCTACAACACATATCATGTGTGATGTTGATGAAGAAGAACCTATATTATGTTCTGAATCAAGAGATTTGTTGAATAAGTTAATGAAAAGATTGGAATCAGGCGAAATTATTGAATTTGTAAATATTATTAGTCTAAAAGATGAAAAAGTTTCAAAAGATAAAAAGGATGCAAAAGATACTAGGATTTTTACATCTGTGGATAAAATATTATTTTTTCTTATGAAAATTTATTTTGGAAGGTCGATTGCATGGTTAAATGAAAAATCTGAGTTTATGGGAATCGGAGCAAGGTTAACAGTCAAAGAAATATCGAGTAATTTTGATAAGTATAGAAAATGTAGTATGCTCCCTGGAGATATATCAACACAAGATGCTTCACATATGTTGTACAAATGGTTGGAATTTTTTAAATGGTTGATTATGGTAGGTTTGATTAAAAATGAGAACCCTGAAGTATTAATTGAAGGTAGTATGTATTCAAAAGAAAATGCTGCACGTTATAGTTTATTATATTCGTCATTTATGAGTCCTTTCTTATATGAGTCAATAATGGTTTATTTTCTCGGGATGTTGACTTCTGGTTCGTTTATTACTTTTAATTTTAACTGTTGGAATTCATATATGATTTGGTGTGAATTTCGTACAATAGTTGAAGATCCTGATAATTGGAAAGTTTGTATTTATGGAGATGATACTGTGTTGATTAAGTTAAAAGGTTTGATTTCTGATTATGAAAAGAGTTTATGGATTAGTTTATTTAAGAAATATAATTATGTATTAACTGGTAGTGTTAAAAGTCAACCCCCTGCGGTCACAAATGTTTATGATATAGAATATTGTGGAAGAAAATTTAATGATGAATCAAAAGTGATGTGTCTCACCAATTTTAGATTATGTAAAAATATTCAATTTTGTAAAAAAGGAAGATTTCATGAAACTATGCCAGGACAAATGACTACATTTGTTCTTGAATTGAGTTTGCAAAAAACTGAAGTATGGAATGAATATGTTAGGAGTATTGAGTTTAATGGTAGAAGATTAGATAATTATGTTCCCAGTAAAGAGGTGTGTATGAAAGCTTATTTGGATGGAGATAATAAAGTTACATCAAATATTAGTGCTAACATGTATGCGTTTTTTGAGTGTGTTTTAATTGAAGATGATGAAGTTGTGTTACAAGGAGATTGTGATATTTCAGATATGAAGGAGATTCTTGTTGATAGCAAAAGAGCAGGATTAAATGATATGATTAAAATGGATGATATTACACAAACTAGTTTTGCTGCAAATGCTGTTCAAATTCAACCTCAAATGGTAGCTCCGTTGCCACATAAGGTACAAGAAATATTTGGGAGAAGATTTAAAGTTGCTGAGTTTATTTGGAGTACTGCTAGCACTGGTTCATTATGGACTGCTAACTTTCCATCAACTTATTTTAATAATAATAGAGCTGCACAAATGCATTTGAGTAATACATCAGGATTAAGATGTGGAGTTGAACTTGAAGTTGTTATAAATAGTGTTATTACTCAATCAGGAATATGTGTTTTTGCTGGTAGTCCAATGGCTGCTCCCCAAATAGATCCAAGGCAGGCTACAACTGGACCTCATGGTTATATATATGCAGGATCTCATCAAACGACTTGTTTCTCAATCCCTTATGCTAGAGACTCAGCTTGTTTGTTACCCAGTTCTTATGGTACAATTTCAAATGATCAATTTTTTGATTTTGTTACAGTCCAAATGTGGGTTTTATGTCCATTGAGATCTGCAAACGCCGATTCTGTTAGTGTTCAAATTTATGCAAAATTGACAAATCCTGAGGTTTTTTATGCTAATAGCATGGTTATACCACTTAGTCCTCAAGGAGATGGAGAAGTTGAAGATATTGAAGATAATGATGAAGATGATTATGATATAATTGAAGATGTTTTTGGAACTGCACATAAAACATTGGATCTTGCCGAAGGGATGACAAGGATAGCATTGGGTCATTCCAAACCGCCCTATCAAAATAAAGCTGAAGTTATGGTACATGACTCAAATCTCGGAATGTGTTCTTTTACTGGATTGGATGCTGCACCAGTGTTAG